TAGATACCACGTTTAGCAACTACATCATTAAGTACTGATTCAAATGCTTGTTTAACTTGGTTACGTGTAATTGTATCGTTTGGTTCAAATATGAACGGACGAGCAACTTCATCTAATACTTTACGTAGGTAACATACTAAACGAGCAACATTAATGCGATCCATTGCACTTGTTGATGCCGCGCGAGTTTTTTGACCGTAGTTAACTAAACCAACACCTGGTAATACTGTTAATGGGTTAACTTTTTGTGCATATAATACATCACGTAACCCAGCAGTAACACCAATGCTACGGAATGCATTACCATCAGTTGTATCAACATAACCAATTGAGCTAACGTTGTCAATTAAACCACGACGTACGCCAGCTGGTGCAAACCATGGATAGCTAACATTATCGCTACGGATCATTGTACGTAACATCATATGACTTGGAGGAACTACAACACTTTCACCACCTAAATCTGTACCTAGACCGCTTGGGTAGAACACACCTACATATTCACTTGTGCTTACTAATCCGTTTATGCCATTATCTGCAGCAAGATTTTGATTGCTTGCCCAGGCTTCAATTTGTGTTGAAGCTGAATTTAATGTAAGTGGACTGTCACCAATAATAAATGCAGTTTGTTTACGATCGTTATTTAAAGTAATCATGTTAGTGATTAGTTCAGGATAACCAGGAGCGCAAATTAAGTTAAACTGTACTTGTTCTTCACGTAATGCAGTGCTTGATTCAATTGCAGATTTCATAGCTTCAACAATAACGTTGCGAACTGCTTTATGCCCAAAGTAAGGAACTAAGTTTTGATCAACGCCACTGTTACTTACCCATGTGCCCACTTCTGCTGGAGGATTAAGATCATCTGCAAAATATGTGCTTTCGAAACGTTTTACACCGTAACCGCTACGACGTGTATTGAATAGCAATGTACCACGAGGATACAATTGATAGTCAGGGCAATCTGAATCTATATAATCGCTTGATGCTAAATCAACAATGCTCGGAATTGTATCAACGATTGGATCTTCTGTACCATCAACACCCCAGCGTGCATCTGCAAATAGTATGCCGTCTGCACTAACTTGATCTGTATTATCAATCAATTCCCACACACCAGCTACATCTGTATAACGATAAATTACTGGATAGTTTTCTAAGTCGCTAGTATCAATCCATAAATCACCTGGTTGTAATTGGGCACCACTAACCTGTGTAGTTGGTTTACTTGCTGCTAAGATAGGACCTAGTGGATCTGTTGCTGTTAAATCATAACCACGTGCATCATTTGCTAGATTTTGATAACCTACCCAGCCACTACCGTCGTTAACCATAATATCAACTTCGATTGCTGAATTATAATACCATAATGTACCATCAGCTGGATTGCTGTATGGAGCAGTTGTTGAGTATGTATAAGTCAACGGAGTAAACGGACTAGCCAAGTAAACACTACCTGCTGTTATTGTTTGCATATTGGCAGCAGTTGTTAAACCTGCATCAAGTAATGGAGTACCTGATGTTTGTGTGAATTTAATTGTACCGCCAGCAAGATGACTAATGCTAACTGCGCCAGAAGTTTCAATTGCTGCTGCAATATTTGTTAAACCTGCGGCCAATATATCAGCTACTAAACTTGTAGCTGTTGTACTGCTTAAATTAATAGTTGCAGATTCTGTTAGAGTTGAACCTGGTACACTAACTTCCATAATAAATGCATCATTTGCATCATATGTAAATGAACCGCCAGCAGTTGTACCTGTTATTTTTACAATACCAGTTACATTTTTAACATATGGTTTAAATGTAGCAGTTGTTGCACCTAAAGTGTCGTATTTAACATACAATGTACCAACACCCAATTGGCCACCGCCGCCAACTAAATCTAAACCATTGATTGCATCAGTATCGCTAGCATACAATGGCGCGGCTTGTAATTCCCATGATTCTAATAGAGCATTATATTTTTTAATACCCCAGTTTGCTCCGTTACCTGTAGCAGATGTTTTGAACCACACACTGCCGGCTGGACGAGGTGTAACATCACTGGTTCTCCACGCAGGAGCATTACGATACGTATCAAATGTGATTGTTGGACCATTTAATGTTACACTTGTAACAGAAACATTGCTACTAATTATTCCTAAGTTTGCAGCACAATCCGGAGCTGGTACAGAAATTGTAGTACCTTTAGCAATAGTTAATTTACCATCCGCTGTAACTCCGTTACTTCTAGCTAGACTGTTAGCTCTAATTTCAAGTTGACCAACACTGTTAACTGTTGCAGTAACACCTGGAATAGACGCACCGGCAATATCAGCTGCCGCTTGAGTAACAGTGGTACTTGTCATAGACACATTAACGCCGTTAATGACCATTTTTTGACTAGTTGTCAATGTTGTTGGGTTAGACACTGTACCCACAACAGTAGGAATTGCTGTCTTCCATGCATCGCTACCAACTAATACCCAGGTATTATCATAACGTTTAAAATAAACTGGATTAGATGTTGTTGTTGTATTAACCGCATAGCTACCGATTGTTCCTACTGAAGCTAACGGAACACTGCCACTCAATTGTGCAGTATCAGTAATTACTAATGGATTTTGTAATGTAAATCCTGTGGTGTCTTCACTCCATTCAGTAATACCCCAGTTAGTACCAGAAGCACTTACATCTAACCAATATGTACCATCCGAAGCAGTGCCTGTTGGGCGGATACTTGTACCAGCTAACTCAGATAGGTTAACATCAGCACGTTGAACGTATATTTGATTAGACACACCTAATGCACTGTATGCTGCAAGTAAACCATATTCATTTAATTCGTGTGCATGAATTGGATTATCGCTAGAATCAACTTGAAAATTAACACTACCAAAGCCTGCGACTAATTCACGTTGACTTGTAAGTTTAATTAATTTACCAGCATTTGCTTTTGTTGTGTAAGTAGCAACTGTGCCATCTGGATTTATTTTATCTTGGTCTGTAGCCAATAATACATAAGCAACTGTACCAGTTGCGGTTGGTTGGTATTGGCTTTCGTCTATAATCGAAACCGATACGCCTGGGGAAATTAATGATGCCATTTTAGTATCCTTATATTATAATACTTTAAAATATTTATCAGTATTATCAAAATATAGTCTATTAAGGTGCCTTTGGCAAAGGTTTACTATAAATACTGTATGGAATTTCGCCCCTTATGCCAAAGTTGTACCAGAAACCCCGCAGCAATTAATTATAAGCGCGATGGAGTAACTCATTTTCGAACAAGATGCAGCGGCTGTATTAGAAAGAACAGAAAGCTAGTACCACAAAAACCGACATGGATGCTTGCTGGGTATAAGAAAAAGCCACACTGCGAAAAATGTGGCTTTAAGGCCAAGTATAAAGAACAACTCAGCGTATATTATATCGATGGTAATTTAAAAAATAATTCGCTGTTCAATCTAAGAACAATATGCGCAAATTGTCAAATTACCATTGTTAAAGAAGGCCTAGGTTGGACTCAGGGTGATTTGACTCCGGATTTCTGATATAATCAATTCTTCGGTGCTAGCATACAATTCATCTATGCTACCATCGTTAGTCACAGTAACATCAAACTTAGTACCAATCCAGGCATATTCACTTGGGTGGATGCCTAAGCGATCTAACTCACTTTTACCTAATGCCCAGCCAATCTTTTTCATACCAGCATTTACAGTCTTAGCAGCATTGTACCATTCAGGTTCATTGCCACGTTTAACACGTACTGTTTTGCCACCCAGATTCTTAATCATTTTAATTTCATTGGGAAAGCGACAATCCGAAATCACAATGTCTTCGTTTGTTTTACGTAGTTTATTTTCTAGACTTGCTATCCATATATCAGTATGGAAACCTTGACGACATACTTCCGTGCCCCAGTTTTGCAGTACCCAACGTGGAGTTAGTTTTGGCATTTTTAAGCGTTTGGCCCACCATGGATCTACTCGTTCGCGCCAGGCTCTGCCTTCTGCACTGCGTCCTTCTAATAGTTCACGGTCCCAACCAAATACTGTTGCAACTGCATCTTTGAGTGTGCCAGCAAAGCTCTCACGTTTAAAGCCGTGCTCTGCTACTAGGTAATCTGCGATTGTGTCCTTGCCTGAACCGATGAAGCCTGTCACTGATATAATCATACTATTCCTTTCTGTATATAGTATATTATACTTTTTTTATTGCCAGGTGTCAATTATTGATTTAACCAGTTATCCAAGTTAAAGGGGTGCCGCCGTCGGCATAAGTTGATATTTCAGCATCAAGTTTATCTAGCAATGCCTGTCCTTCTGCTTTAAGTGCTGCACCATTTAAACTGCCACCGCCTTGTGGACCAGCAATAGTAGCAAATTTCTCACGTGCTTGACCTATACTCATCATCACCAATGCATAAGCATAGTCTTGTATCCACGGATATACCTGCGGATCGTTTAACAACATATTATCAGGTTTAACATTGTATACCCATAACGCAACACTTTCTACCGCAGTAGAGTTTGGTCCTTGCCAAGGTTGTTTGCGCAATACTGTTAATTTTTTAGTTGCTTTATTGAACGTAAAGTTCATGTAGCCACCAAACATAGTCATTGCTAGCTCTTGGTATTGTGTAAACAATTCGTAGTTAGCAAGTCCACCTACTCGTCCTGCCACTAACATATAAGTGTTTAAATATCCACTTGCAAATGGTTCAAATTGACTAGCTGTAGTACCTGTTACACTACCGATACCACGACGAAATATTTGTCTAACGTCCATAATCTCACGTGGTAATATGTATTCTTGTGTTTCTGGTTGTAAATCTAAGAACGCATAGCTTTCTTCTACTGCGTTTGAACTGCGTTGACGATAACGTATAAAGGCCTGCTTAATACCCATGTCGTAATGTTCTTTATCTGCTTCGACATCAACAATTTGATCACCTAATCGTAGACGAATGTAATCAATGATATCGTTGCGTTGTTGATTCTCTGGTATCAGCGGAGTTGCATCATAAGCAATATGCCCAGCACCTGTACCGGTAACTGGATTGTATAAACTGTCTGTAGTTAGACTGAGATTTGCGGTTAAATTACCTGTTGCTGTTGCCATGTGAAATCATCCTGTTTCGTATATTTAGCACTAACAGGATGACTTTTAATGTTTATGCTACTTTGAGTAAAATAGTATCAAGGTTGATACGTCCATTTAGTTTAATATCAGTTGCTTTGATATTGTCTAAGAACTTACGCAATTCAATCTTGCCCGCGGCTAAGAATTCTTTTAGCTGCACCTCTGGCTTACGTAAAGTTTTTTGTACGCTTGTAGACTCGTTAAAACCTGTTATAGCAGTACCTTTAACACCAAGTGCACCACCCATATCTTCTGCTATGTATTTGCCTAGTTTACGTGTCTTAATATTGTAGACCCAAAGCTCGGTGGCGCCTATGATGTCAACTGGGTTGATTGATACTAGTTTATTGGTAGTATCGTTTTTAGCATACTTGAGTTTAGCAATAAGTTTTTCTTTTTGCGGAGGCTTACGCACTGCCGCTTTCTTAGTTGCTTTCTTAACCTGTCCATACTGTGCAATGCCGTCAAACAATCGAGTATAGAAAGCATCATAACGTTTCCAGTCTGCCGCTTTCATATAGCTGTATGCTTCTTTTAAGTCTTCGTCGCTTGTTGACTTAGCTTCTGTAATTTCAGCATAACGACGTTCAAACACAGCCTGTATTTTACCTAGCATTGCCTGTGGTACGCCTTTACCACTTAGGTATTCGTATGCTTTAGGTTCTACAGTCTTACCTTCGTACAAACTATCTTCAAGTTCTTCGAAGTGCAAGATATGAGTTTTCATAATCTCATTCATACGGTCCTGAATAGTAGGCACCTTAACTGCTGGTTTGGTTTTATCTGTTATTTCTTCAAGTACCTTAACATCGTTATCATCCAATGCTAATGCTTTAGTTACGGCACCAATAATGTATTTGATTTCACGTTCACGCAATGGCATACCCTTACTGTGTGCTTTAATCAGCGCAGGCGCAGTTAACGGAGTGTAACCGTCTGTGCTTTTAGCAAAACGTGTAATAGTTACAGCATCTAGTTTATGAGCAACGCCTGCTGTCTGTTTTAACCACTCGACCAAATACTTTTTAAGCTCTTTGCTAGAATAGAAATAGTTGTAATAGCGCAAGCTCTTGCGCATCTCGTGATCAAACTCTTCATCTGTAAACTTTAACGCACGTTCGGTATCCCAAACTGGCTCACTACCAACAGCTTTCTCATCTGCAAAAATTGGATCACGTGTTGCTGTCTTAGCTTTTTTCTTTGCTCCGTCAATTTTAATAGCCATCTGTTCTTCCTTGTTAATAGTTTATATATAGCATTATACAGCCATTTGTTGTATTTGTCAAGCTCATCCTGCCAGTAGAACTGCAAACGTTATCATACGTTCATAGTTTGCTATCTCTTCATTGACTTTGTCAACTAATTCTTTATGTAGTCTAGTCTGCTTTTGGTGTCTACGACAATTGATTTCTTCTTTACTTATATCTTTAACCATTAGTCCAATATTATGACTGATGTTCCACATTTCGTGCGTGTACTTTTTCATTTTATGTAATGGCGCTTCTAATGCAGTCTGCACTTCTGGCCAATCTAAACTTGATTGTATTTCATTCATAAAGCAAGTATAGCATCTATTTGCAGCTATGTCAATCTAAGCTAAATATTAGATATACAGGACTATGTAATGCCAAGATTAAGCATGTACCGCCCAAATAAGGGAAATGATTATAAATTCTTCGACCGCAGAATCAGTGAGATGTTTACTGTTGGCGGCGTTGATATTAATATTCACAAGTATCTTGGTCCAATCGAACAAGGCACCAGCATTACTACTTCGGCAGCGCAGGGTTCGCCTGGCACCCAATTAGTATTTGCTAATACATCGGCTGTAACCCGTGGTATGTTTGTTGCGGGTACTAATATTCCTGCTGGCGCAACAGTCATTGCAAAGACTAGCACAACTATTACATTATCAGCAAGCACCACAGCTATTGTTGGGTCTGGTGCAACCATTGCCGTCTATCCTGATGCAACACAGCCTAGTTATGCTAATGAAAGTGTGAAAAATATACAAGACCTATTGTTTTTAGAAAATAGAGATCGTAAGTACGACACTAGTGTCTACACTATGCGCAGTGTTTATCGCATGAACGACAATGATTTTGACCTAAGTCAGTTTGGTTTGTTCTTAACTGGAGATACTATGTTTATGGTATTTCATTTGAACGATATGGTTGAAACACTAGGTCGTAAGATTATGGTAGGCGACGTAATGGAACTACCACATTTAAAAGACTTTTATCCATTAGACGATGATTTACCCAGTGCGCTAAAACGTTATTACGTTGTGCAAGATGCTACACGTGCGGCAGAAGGATTTAGTCAAACATGGTATCCGCATTTATGGCGTGTTAAAGTTGCTCCGCTGGTCGATAGTCAAGAATACAAAGACATTACACAAAACATCAGCAGTGGCGATGATAACAATACACCAATTGGTGATTTATTAAGCACCTACGACAAGTATACTGCGGTTAACGATGCTATTATTGCTCGGGCAGAAGCCGAAGTGCCACTAAGTGGATATGACACTAGTACCATTTATACCTTGCCAGTTGATACTAATAATTTACCAAATGTAGCTATTACATCTACTGCTAAAGTACAAGGATACTTAACAAGTACAGGTTTGCCGCCAAACGGATTGGCGGTTAGTGCAGGAATTGCGTTTCCGTCTACTCCAGCCGTTGGCGATTACTACCTACGCTTAGATTATGTTCCTAACAGACTATTCCGGTACGATTCTAAACGTTGGATTAAAATTGAGGATTCTGTACGCACTAACCTAACACCGGGATTAGATAATACAACTCAACGTAGTGGTTTTGTTAATAATATAAATGCCACATATAGTGGCGGACTTGGTTGGGACGCAATTCGTGTTGCTACCTCTTACACTCCGGCGGGCAACGCAAAAACATTATCATTTAATATGTCAACTAAGACAGTTGTAACAAAAATTGCGTATGTTAGCACACATGGCGTAAAAACTACATTAAATGGCACACATATTACCAATACTGTAGCAAATACTGCTGGAAATGTGTCATTTACCATCACAAATACACTATCTAGTAACGATATGCTAGAATACACAGTTTACAGTAAAGTAACACCGGAACGTCAGGGTTTATCTGACATACTTTCACCTTTGGCGGATAACTAATGAGCAGTCAATATTTTTATGATGGTCAAATTGAACGCTTTGTAGTACAATTCATTAGAATAATGAGCGGCTACGAAGTTGAGTTTGGACAGGATCGCACTGGTAGCAAAACTCTACAACGTGTACCAGTTTATTATGCAGATGGTAGCAGACAAGTTGCGGCAATTTTAGCAAACAATAGTGAAAACACTATGCAGACTGTGCCAGCAATGGCTACATATATCAGCGGATTAACCTACGATAGAGATCGTGTACAGAGCCCAACTTACGTTAATAATATGAGTATACGTCAACGTAAATATGATTCAGATACAGATACCTACGAACAAACACAAGGTAACGCATTTACTATCGAACGCATAATGCCTGTGCCATATACATTAGAATTAAAATTAGATATATGGACTAGTAATACTAAACAAAAATTACAATTGATTGAACAAATATTACCGTTATTTAATCCAGGTTTAGAAATACAAAGTACAGACAATTATATCGACTGGACAAGTTTAAGTGTTATATATTTAGATAGCCCTAATTGGTCAAGCCGGGCAATACCTGTGGGCACTGAAAATCAAATTGATGTTGCTACACTGACATTTAAATTGCCTATTTGGATTAGCCCGCCCGCCAAAGTTAAAAAGCTGGGTGTTATACAAAAAATTATTGCAAATATACATGATGCACAGGGTGATTTAAACTCTGCTGCTTACACCGAAGATAATCTAATGGGTACTCGTATGTATTATACTCCCTTGGACTACGGAGTTTTATTAATTGGCAACACGCTTACCTTGCTTAAAATACAAGACGTAGAAACCTTAAGAGAACCCACGTTAACTACTCCAACTAAAATCGGCACACGAGATAATTGGCACAATTTAGTTAATGTCTACGGTTCATTGGTCGAAGGCATTAGTCAAATTAGATTACTAGCGAATGACGGAGTATCGGAGATTATCGGTACAGTTAGCTATCACCCAACCGATGATAGTCTATTAATTTTCAATGCGGATATCGATACCTATCCAGCAAATACACTAGATGCAATCGATGCTATTGTCGATCCTCGAAAGAATACTGCGGTTGCACTGGCACAAAGCGCCGTAACAGGTACTCGTTATTTAATATTAAATGCAATCGGTAGTACTGCAAATGGTGCGTTTGATGGCCCAAGTGCGTGGCGTGGTACAGATGATTTAGATTTAATAGCAGGTGCCAACGATATTATTGAATTTAATGGTACACACTGGACTGTGGTGTTTGACAGCGCGGCCGAAACTGTGTTACAATATGTGTCAAATTTGAATACTGGAACGCAGTATAAATGGAATCTCAATCAGTGGGTTAAATCGTTTGAAGGGGAATATCGTAACGGAAATTGGACATTAGTTCTTTAGTTGACATTTATCAGTTAGTGTAGTATAATAGTTAATATGTTAACTAAAATAAAAGAATCAGTATCAAATAAATCAATTGAAGGTGTCGGCACGTTCATTTATTGTGTAACTACACATCGATATCTTTTTCTATTACGTAATTCAAGTAGATACGCAGGTACATGGGGATTAGCAGGTGGTAAGATCGATAGTGGCGAGCAGTTACTCGAATCCCTACATCGTGAACTTACAGAAGAATTAGGTGTAGATTTTTCCTCTGCCAGAGTAATACCTATCGAAAAATTCACCAGTGATAAAAACAATTTCTCATATCATACGTTTTTACTACCCGTCAATGAAGAATTTGTACCTGAATTAAATCACGAGCACAGAGGGTATTGTTGGGTTAATTTGGATGATCATCCTAAACCCTTGCATCCAGGTGTATGGCGTACTGTTAATTTTAAAGAAGTTGTTGCTAAGATTAAAACTTTAGAATCTATATTATAGATCCACTTCTAACGCAAATGTGCGTAATGATGCTTGTCTAAAATTTAAACAGCCTGCCCATGTGTCCGACACAGTCATTCTTCCTGTACGCGATACTAGAATAAATTCAACATCATTATAAACATCAAACAACATCTTACGTGCTTCTATCCAGCGAGTATCTAACACATCACTTCTAACCGGTTGATAACAGGCAGTGCCAGCATATACGTTATTATTAAATCCACGACCCGATTGGTGATCAAAGCCCAACATATATATTCGTTTATGTCCATCAAATGCTGCAATATATGCTGCTGTGGTTCCTGCATCCATATATGAATTGTACGGAATCATATAAAATTTATTAGGATATTGTAAGGTATGTTCGGCGTTAGTGTATACAATATGATCATTGATATAAGCACTCTCCGCTAGTTCTTTAATCATTTCATTACCAGTTGCTATTAGAAAATCAGGAGCAAAATCTCTATACAAGGCATTGCAACCATAACTTTGTAGAGTTTTTGCGCCAAGTAAACCACCGTGGTGATTTTTAATCACGGATAGATTTAAATCTAGTCTGCTTAATCCATTACCCAATACAATTGCTTGATTAGATATTTGTATATTAGTAATAGCGTTTGGCACATTTTCTGTTGTATCGTGCCAAACTCCGTTATTATAATTACGCTCAACTACAATTGATTCTGTAGTATAATCCTTACGATATCGTTTAACTAAAGGAAGCATTAATTTTTATACCTTAATATATGTTGTTTGTATTTTTACTGCATTACCAGCATTTGCACCTTGGTATGATAACTCAACTGTCCCGCTAGTATACGTCGCTGATATAGTACCTAAACTTGCTGTACCTGTATACATAGTAGCATATTGGTTTTTGTATGCAGTGGTGCCATTGTGTACTACTAATACTTCAGCAGTTTCATACTCGCCTAGTGACGAATTTGAAATTGACAATACATATTTTGCACTTCTGTATACTGTTGCATCAAATGTATCAATCACCACATCCGAAGTACCCACCGATACTGCAGCTGGATCTGCTACAATAATTCTAGCAACAAGAGCATCGGTATAAGTATTCGCCCAACGTTTGTCGGTGGCGCCCAGATTATGAACTTCGTTACCATTTGGAATAACATTACTATTAATGTCTGCAAAGAATATAACATTATCTGTGTTAGAATCACCAAGATTAATATTACCTGCTGTATCACCCTTGACTGTTAAGTTACCGTTAATAACAACATCATTCATGAATGTTGCTGTACCAGTAGCTGCCGAAATACTCATTCTAGTTTCAACTGTGCTTGTACCGGCTATTACGTTAGCAAAGGTATCATTAACTTTAAATTGTACATAGCCATTACCGTTGGATAATGCTGATACTGTTGTGGATGTACTTAATGCTCTAGCATCAATGATATCACCAACAGCCGGAGCTTCGGTGAATGTTAATACATCACTGTTTATTCCACCTACACTATATGATAGTGTTGGATATTGCACAACTCCGTTAATTGCAACAATAAGAGCTGATGTTGTTGATGGCGCCGATAATGTAAAGTTAGTTGCAACTCCGTTACCTGTAAATGCATTTGTTGTAACTAATGTAAATGAGCTACCTGCTACTTGCCATGATGTACCATCAAAGAATTCAATATTGTTGGATGATGTACTATATCGTGCCATACCTATAACATCAGTGGCACCGGAATTACTTGGACGTTGACTAACATCACCAACTGGTAATATAATTGCACTTGAACCGGTAAATGTTGCTATAGATCCGGCAACAGCCGATGTTAAGTTGCCGCCAAACACCACAGCATTATTAGTACTATCTGCTAAGAATAAACTAGATGAATTTGTACCTTTAACAACAAAGTTTTCATTCGATTGCGTATCGTTTATTACTGCGCCATTACCCACAAACAAGCTATCACTAATACCAACACCGCCAACTACAACTAATGCACCTGTCGATATACTTGTACTTACTGTTCCACTTTGAGCAATCAAATTACCGTTTTGTGTAATTTGTACGCCAATATTACCAAGAGTTGTTGGATAGAGGCTAGTTCTTAATGTAGTTCCTGTAGCAAACTGCATTCCGGTAGCCGAGTATACATAAGTTCCATTGCTATCACCTGATGCAATGCCACCACCATAGGTATTATCATTAGCTTTTATTTGGATAGATCTTCTGCCAGAACCTTGTTCGTGGTAGATACCCTGATTGTTTATTGTAGTATATGATGAGTAAAATACAGTATTATCACCAAATGTTACATTAGCACCATCGACAGTTAAGTTGCCGCCTGCTGTAATTGATTTAGCAGCACTAATACCGCCGTCTACACTTAATGC